GTCAATTGATTGAAGACCACACCTGCTGGTCCTACAAAAAGTAACAAAGGGAGCTTCGGCTCCCTTTTTACCTAAATAGATTACGCAAAAAGGAAGATCTATGATTGGATTTAACAAATATCTCGTCGAAGCAAAGAACACACACATGGAACATCTTGAAGATAATGTTCTAAACGGTGGTGTTGATGGAGCAAGACAATCAATTAACTTTCTTCAGTCACTACGCGACATGCTTGCTGGTAATAGCAATGTAAAAGTAAACACCACTGTGAAGTGGGATGGCGCACCTGCTGTATTTGCTGGCATCGATCCTCGTGATGGCAAGTTCTTTGTAGCCAAGAAAGGTATCTTTAACAAGAATCCTAAAGTCTATAAGACACCAGCTGAAGTGCGCGCTGATACATCGGGCGACCTAGCTGATAAACTTGTAACCTGTCTAAAGTATTTACCTGAGTTGGGCATCAAAGGTGTTATCCAAGGTGACCTGATGTTTACTCAGTCAGACTTAAGAACGCAGGAAATTGGCGGTGAATCTTGTGTGACATTTCACCCAAACACTATCGTCTATGCAGTTCCTACCAAAACTAAATTAGCAAAACAGATTCAGAGTGCTAAGATGGGAATCGTCTGGCACACAACTTATACTGGCAGTTCTTTTGAAACAATGAAAGCCAGCTTCGGTAAAAACATTAAAAGTAAATTAAAAGCAAGCAAAAATGTCTGGTTTGATGACGCGACTTATCGCGATGTGACTGGTACAGCTACCATGACGCAAACTGAAACCGAAGAAGTTACAAAGGTTCTTTCTAGGGCTGGTACATTATTTCAAACTATCAAGCCAGCTATTCTAAATGGCTTTGCTAATGATGAAGAACTGCTTATTATGACTAAGACTTTTAACAACAGCAAGATTAGAATGGGTCAACCTATTATTGATAATGGCGCATCTCACGTTCGTGGTCTAGTTCAGTTCATCACCGACAAGTTTCAGAAAGATGAAGACTCAAAGAAAACTGAAGCTGGTAAGCAAGCAGTTCGTGAAAGAAAACAAAGAGTATTAAAGTTCTTCAGCAACAACGATCCTATGGAAATAGCCAAGGTGTTTGACTTGATGAAACTACTCGTCGAAGCCAAGATTGTTATTGTTTCTAAAATGAACAAAGCAGAAGGCATCGGTACATTCTTAAAAACAGCTGTAGGATTTATGGCTACAAGTCAAGAAGGATACGTTGCTATTGATCATACTGGCAAGAACGCAGTCAAAATTGTAGATCGTCTTGAGTTCTCGCGCGCAAACTTCTCACCAGATATACTAAAAGGTTGGCAAAGATGAAAAAGTTTATTCCTTTCTTACTTGAAGAATCTTGTCCTGTTGCTACACAGGATATTCATGTAAACCTAGAAAATCGTCAGCATGCAATCGACGAATACTATTATGGTCCAGCTAATCCTAACGAGCCAGGAAATTACTGGAAAGATGCAGCCAAACGATGGAAGATTGACGAAGCTACTGCCAAAACTATGAAGTGTGGAAATTGTGCTGCGTTTGATGAGTCACCGAAGATGTTAAAGTGTATTGAATCTGGTATTGTCAATGATGTTAAGCACGTTGACGGTGAGAAGACTGTTGATTTAGCAGAGCTGGGTTATTGTAATCTGTTTCACTTCAAGTGTGCTGCCAGTCGATCTTGCACCGCTTGGCTAGTAAATGGACCAATTAAATGAGATTGTTTGAATCAAAGACCGCCAGCCTGACAATATTTGATATTGATGACACGCTATTCACCACAGATACTAAGATCCATATCGTAAAGGGTGGCAAGCGCATCAAGTCGCTGACTCCTGCTGAGTTCAATGTGTATAAAGTAAAGAGCGGAGAGTCACTTGACTTCTCTGACTTTCGCAGTGCCGAGGTGTTTCAGAAAACAGCCAAGCCGATCGCCACGGTGTTTAAGACAGCCAAGTCTATCATCTCGCGATTCAGCGCATTTGCTAACAAGAAGATAGTCATCGTCACTGCTCGCGGCGATCTAGACGACAAGAACGTGTTCCTTGATACATTCAAGAAGTATGGCTTCGATATAAGTAAAGTATATGTTCACCGCGCTGGTAATGTCGGTGGCGCTGACTCAGCCCAAAACAAAAAGGTAGTCATCCGAGAACTAATCAAGGATGGTAAGTATGAAATGGTTCGCCTGTTTGACGACGCCAAATCAAACCTAGATGCACTACACGAACTTGAATCTGAGTTCCCAGAGATGAAATTTGAGACCTTTTATGTTGACCATTCAGGGTCCATCTCAAGGTATAAAACCACTAAATAGTTTCATGTAAGGTGATGGAGAATTGTTATGTCCGACAATAAGGAGAAAACATTTATGACATCGCTAAAAGACATGTTAAGAAATACCTTTACTGGTAAAGATAATCAAACACTAGATCTAGGTCGTTTACTATGGGCAAAGGGTGTGTTTGTTTATTTCGCCCTAACAATGTACGATCTTTACAACAATGGTAAGTTTGATGCTATGGATTGGGCAACTGGTCTTGGCATCGTTCTCGCTGCTGGTGGTGCTGCTCTAGCTATGAAAGCTAAGACTGAACCAGAACAACCACCTGCACCAAAGAAATAAAATTAAGGAAACTGCAGTATGAATCTAATCATCGACAACTACGAAACTAAAAACTTTGACATCTCGCCACTTGCATCAGAAGCATTCTCTGCTCTGGCTGCGCGTAAGTTTGATGAAGAACTAGGTTTAGTTCGTGAAGCTGCTCAACACTTGGACAAAGCATTAGCTGTTGTTCGCAAGACAACTCTTGGTCGTAAAACTACAGACCAAGATCTTGACAAATTTGATGAGTATGCGTCACAAGCTGAAGAAATCCTAGACGAGTTGGGCGAATTAGAAGAGCACTATTATATCCGCGACTTCCACGAAGCAGGTATGATTAACTGGTACGAAATTGATATGTCAGAGATCGAAGAACTCGACGAACCAGATGCAGTATATGACGAATATGATGACGAAGAATCTGACATTGATGTCGACGATATTGATGATTATCCAGAAGACACCGAATATGGTGCACCAGAGGAACTGGACTTCGAAGACAAAGATTAATTTTTACTAAATAGTATGTGGCTCAGAAAGCTAAGGCAATCCTGGAGATAAGATGAAGTCCTTTATAGAAGTAATCAAAGAAGCAGACGAAACTCAAGCTAGACTCAAGTTCATTCAAGATCCAAAGAGTTCTAGCAAATCTATCGCTAATCTCGCAAGAAGCGAAGATCTCGTCGTACGTAATGCAGCTGAAGAAGAACTAAAGCGTCGTCGTGATTCTGGTGACCAAGATGCAGCTGCTCATGTTCAACCTCCCAAAGATCCTAGCGTACACACTGCTCAAACTCAGGTCGGTGGCGAACAAGCACAAGCCCAAGAAAAAGAAACCAAGACCAAGGAAGTCGAGCCTAATAGAATTGCTCCTTTCAAGAAAGGTTCTGGCAAAGATATTCTAAACAATCTCAAGAAAGGCAAAACCGTTTCTGGTGATGCGCCAAATGCTATCGAACTAAACCCACAATACATCATCCGCGCTGATGGTATCAAAGAAGCTGCGATGAAGTCAGTTGTGTTCTCGTTCGGTCGCATGAATCCGCCAACAGTCGGACATGAAAAACTGGTAGATAAAATTCAAGCTGTCGCTAAAGCTAACAAAGCAGACGCTCGTCTTTTCTTGTCAAGAACAGAAGGCGATGATAAGAATCCATTGCCTTATTCCGATAAACTAAAACTAGCCAAGATGGCATTCCCAGGAATCGTACAAGATACACCAAAGAGTATGTATCCTGCTGGCTTTATCGGCTTGCTTAAAATGCTCGAAGACAAATACGATAAGGTCATTATCGTTGTCGGTTCCGATCGTCTTGCAAATATCAAATCACTAGCAAACAAGTACAACGGTTCAGAATATAAGTTCGAAGAAATCGAAGTTGTTTCCGCTGGCGAGCGCGACCCAGACGAAGAAGGTGTCGGCGGAATGTCAGCGTCAAAGATGCGTGCTGCTGCGAAAGCTGGCGATCTAGCCAAGTTCAAGTCAGGTCTGCCTTCTCGTTTGAAGTCTGCTGCTAAACTTGTGATGGATAAATTAAAACAATATCTTTCTGAAGATCTAGACGAAGCAGTTCTTACATTGAGCCAACGTCTAAAGCGTCGCACACAAATGCGTCGTGTCAAAGGTAAGATTCGCCTTGGCCAAAGACGCGCTCTTGCTCGTAAAGCCACCTCTAAGGTAATTAGTAGACGCTCTAAGCGCGTAGCAATCAAGATGATGCGCAAACGCATTCTACGTGGTAGAAAGTATCAAGATCTTTCTTATTCCTCGCGCGCAGCAGTAGATCGTCAGATCGCGCGCAGAAAAACAGCCATTGCTCGTCTAGCAAAACGTATCGAGCCAAAACTACGTCAAGCTGAAGGTCGCCGTAGATCTGGTCAGGGCTTCAAGTCTATTTCGCTTAGTCCGACGCCAGTAAAGAAAAAGAAACTAAGAGAAAGCATGTCACGTGATAATCTGATTCACTCAGTCAATACTATCATGAAGCGCATCATCGCAGAGCAGAACTATTCTTTAGCTCCGCTCGAACAAGCATCACTAATTAGAAAGTCGAATGAAACTGGTGTTCCTGTCAAGGTCATCAAAGAAGTCTATGCGCGTGGTGTAGCATCATGGAACATGGGCTTGCGTGAAGATACAACTCCACAACAGTGGGGTTTCGCGCGTGTCAATTCATTCTTAGCTGGTGGATTCAATGCTCATACAGCCGACAGAGATTTGTTAGAGCAAGATGACGTTGCAACTCATGGAGAGGAAGAAGCCCTTGCCAAAATTGCAGATACAGACAACAAGCTATCGTTAGGTCAATATGCATCTAGAGGTTCGACTGATAAAGTTAAGGCTGCAGCCGCAAAAAAATTAGAAGAACTGGGTGGCGAACAACCAGCGCAGCAGCCAACAGCTACTAATGGTAGAGAAGCACCACAAGGTGATGGTCAACCAGCTGCTGCTGTAAACCTAGCGCCAAAAGTAATGGATGGTCCAGCGTCTGCTCTAAACACTTATACAGCAGGTGTACAAAGTAATTCACCAAATAGTCAACCTGTTGATGCTCAACCAGATAGAGGAGCATCTCTTTCTCCGCAAGAAATTGAAACAGCCGTAGATCAACAAAGTACTGAAACAGCTAGTCAGAAAATTAAGCGTGGAAAAGAAATCGGAGCAGAGATCGAACAAGATACAACAACCAAAAAAATGAACAAAAAACTAGAAGATCTTGCAGAAAAACATAAATCAAGTTTTATTTCTGGTCCAGATTTAGATAGATTTAATTCTATGATTAAGGGTTACAAAGATTTTGTTAATGCTGATACAGAAGAAGATCGAGTTGAAGCTCTTCGTTATCTAGCAGAGAATAATCTAATATCCAGTCACAGTGGCGGTAAAAAGATTTACGTGCATAGCAATGTATTAGGTGGTATGAAAGGAAATGAAACAGTGCATGATGAGTTGAGAAAAAAATTGGCTCCAGATAAAGGAGATACATTCTCATTAGAAGCAAATCGTCTGATCGAAAAATATGGGATAGAGATTGAACCAGGAGATGATCCTGGCAGATTGCTTGCTGACCTAAGTGGAAAACTACACGAAGCAGGAATAGCAGCTCTTATACATCCAAGTCCAGAAAACACCGAAGCAGCAGAAAAATTGCGCGATAGATTTGTTAAAGCTGGTGGAGATCTGGATATTGCTGAAAAACAAAACGAAGATGCTGCAAAAGAACTTCGTGATTACATACAATTGCTACATGAAGGAGCTGAAATAGTTTCTTCTCAGCAAGTCGGTGGTCTAGGACCTAACAAGCTAAAAGAGCTTGGTATAACTCCATTAACTGATCCTACTGATGTTATCGTTACTATCAAAGATAAATCTGGAAATCTAATCAATAAAAAGTTTTCTTTCAAGACTTACGATAATGTAAACAACATTACTATGAAAAACTCTGGTACAGATAAGGCGGGAGAAACTTGGCTCGGCGGAGAAATTGGTAAGAAAATAGATGAAAAATTGAAAAACATGAAATCTAAGTCAAAATATAATTACTGGGCAGATGACATAGATGAAGCTGAGGTAAAAAGACGTAAAGAAGACTTGAAAAAAGATTACCTTAAAGAATTTGGTGGATCAATGGCAGATCTAGCAAAAACTAAAGATGGCCAAGAACAATTGAAAGATATATGGTTAAAAGTTCATGGTTGTGGAAATGACGTTGCTACATTGATAACTAATAAGAAAACTAATAAAACCGAAATCAAACCACCTGATTACTACTGTAATCCTAAGGGAAATTTCAAAGTATCTATTGACGGAACTAAAGTTGTTGTAAACATGGAAGAGTCTCCAGAGGGAGACGAACCAGTAAGAATGCTTCAGCTTGACTTTAAAACGGAGAAAAGAGGATCAACAAAAATGTTGTGGAGACATATTGTTGTTAAGCCAAAGCCTGCTAAGAAAGCAAGTCCAACAAATAAAGGGGCTAAAGCCAAAGCTCGACAAGATAATATGACACGCGAGGTTTCTAAATTACCTAAGAAATCTAAAAAACAAAAGAACGAATCCTTCCTATCCTTCGGTGACTTCCTAATGGAATCCGCTGACATGGCAGTCGGTAATCAGCCAACTGTAAATCCGAAGCCGATTCACCACAAAGCATCTGGCCATAAGTATCACGTTCATCACATGATCAATCCTAATCTAGGAATGATGCATCAAGTCAAGCACGCAGTTGACCGCAAAGACCTAGACATTGATGGTGACACAGATGAATTTGATAAGCCAAAAGCTGGTATACCAGACGAGATTGGTGTCGGAACAACACCGACCACCAAAAAGATGTTTGCTAAATACAGCAAAGAACTTGCTCACATTCACGCTGGCGAGCCAGTCGACGAGCAGAAGATTACACCGAAATACACTGGTGATGAGAACTCTTGGTATCTTGATGCATCTGGTCAGAAAGTCCGAGTATACTCACAATCTGATCTAAAACATCCAGAAGACGTCGGCGAATTCCTAAAGAATCCAACACCAGAAAAAGATATCGGTCCAATGATGTCAATGAAAGACTTCCTAAAAACACAACCTGAGAAAAAGAAATGAAGACATTCAAAGAACTATACGAAGCTTGTTGCTCTGCTTGCGAAAAACGTAGCGAGATGGAAGAATCTGACTCAGGTCTAGCAGCGAAAGCTGACAAGTCTGGCATGCCACTATCAACTCTACGCAAAGTTTACAAGCGTGGCGTTGCTGCGTGGAACTCAGGTCACCGTCCAGGAACAACTCCGCAACAGTGGGGCATGGCTCGCGTCAACTCCTACATCACTAAGGGTAAGGGAACTTATCATGGTGCTGATAAAGATCTGCGCGAAGAGGAACTAGAAGAAGTCGCAAAGGACAAAGAGTCAGGTCTGCCTAAGAAGTATGTGTCTGGTCTTTCGCCATCTACCGCAAAAGCACGCGCAGCACATTGGGAAAAGATGGACAAACTTTCTGACAAAGATCCTGCTGCCTATGAACCAGCTCCTGGCGACGCAACCGCAAAGACCAAAGAATCAAAGCACACCATCAAAGCTCGTAAGATGTTTGGCGAAGCATGCTGGACTGGATACAAAAGAGTCGGCATGAAAAAGAAAGGCGACAAGATGGTTCCTAACTGTGTTCCTGAAGAAACCGACAGAAATGCGCGATTAAGAGCTGCTCTTGAGAAAGTCAAGAACGATTTCTCGAAGCCACCAGCTGACCACAAAGATGCTGAACCAAGCAAGCCAACTCCTGCGACCAAACCAAAAACTGGCGGTGGAATGCCTTACTATCCAGATAGCCATGGCGGAAAACGCTACATGGGCGACAGCGTAGAGATGAATGGTAAGACTATCAAAGAAACATCACCAACAGCTGGCAAGAACGTAGTTCCTCCGCCAGCTGGCAATATTGGTACTAGTGGTGGATTAGTCAGAGAAGAAGAAAACGAGAACAAGCCACTAGGTAAAGTGATGCGCGCTGGTGACGGCAAAAAGAAGTTCAAGGTGTTTGTAAGGAATGAAAAAGGAAATGTAGTAAAGGTTGGCTTCGGCGATCCTAACATGGAAATCAAACGCGACGATCCTGCTCGCAGAAAGAACTTCCGCGCACGTCACAACTGCGACACTGCAACTGATAGAACGACTCCGAGATACTGGAGTTGTAGGCAATGGAGAGCTTCAGCTAAGGTCGAAGCATAACTAAATATAGGGTTCCCACGGAGATTAATCTATGTTACAAGATACAATGAAAACCATCCTAGCCAATACTGTCGTTTTGAAGTACAAAGCGCAGGGCTATCACTGGAATGTTAAAGGCATGTTCTTCCCACAACTACATGAGTTCTTTGGTGAATTATACGAAGATTTTGAAGGCGCAATCGATCCTACTGCTGAAGAAATTCGCACTCTGGGTATCGACGCTCCAGCTGGTCTGAGTGAGTTCGTTGCACTAAGAACTATTGCCGATGGAACTGCTACAACTCCAGTTGATATGATTATGGATTTGTATCAAAGCAACGCTGAAATGATTAATCTCCTGACTCGCGCGTTCGACGAGTCAAACGCTGTAAAGAAATACGGCATGAACGATTTCTTAGGTGGTAGAATCGACGCTCACGAAAAACACGCTTGGATGCTTCGCTCTATCGCTTCTGGAGTTGGTGTCCGTGAAGAAGTAAACCAACGTATTGCTGACATCAACGAAAAATATGACTTTGGTTCTTGGACCAAATCTCGTAGAAACAAATAAGGAACCATTATGTCGAACCCATTTACCACAAAAGATCCACTAGTCGATATCATCAAGCAAGTTATGCTTGGTGAGAAGAAACTGACCGACGCTGAGATGAAGAAACGCGAAGAAATCGCAAAAGCCATGGAACGCGAAAATCCAGGAATGGACATGGGTAAGAAGATGGCGATTGCTACTGCTACAGCGAAGAAAGTTGCTGAAGAAGTCGAGCTAGACGAAGCCATGAAGCCATTTACTGATGCTGACCACGCTACAGCTGCCAAGCACGGCGACAAAATCGAAAAAAATATCGAACACATCAAGAAAGTTCCTACGAAGCATCTTCAGTATCTACATCACCATAACATGGGATACAGTGGTGGCGGTGGCCATGAAGACCCACATCTTCCACATATTAAGGCTGAATTAAAAAAACGTGGCGCGAAGCCACTGCCTCACACGGAAGGCGAAAAGATGTTTAATGAATCGTTCGAGCAGATCGATGAAATCAGCGACAAGACACTAGGCAATTATGTCAGCAAAGCCGTTGTCGATGTACACAACGATGCTAAGTTTGCTGGCGAAAGCGGAAGCAAGGATGCATCGAAAAAAGCATTCAAGCGTCTTCTTGGCGTCAAGAGCGCAGCTGCTCGTCTAAGCAAACAAAATGTATCTGGTGGCAGAATCAGCAACTATCGTGCAGAAGAAGTCAACCTGCAAGAAATTACCACGAAGAGTGGCGCAGACGTTGATAGAAATCTGGACGATCATGATCCAGAAGAACATGGCGATATTCCTGACCGCAAACCAGACCACGAACTAGAAACACATGGAGGAACGACATTGCACGTTCACCATGTCAAAGATTCAAAAGGAAAAACAACACATACCATAATCAATCATGTACATGATCCAGCAGGTGGTGGTACGTTTGTAGTAAAAGGACATGCGCATCCAAAGCACATTCTTTCTTCTTATAATAGAGCAGAAAGAGAAGACATGTACGAGTCAGTCAACCTAGACGAACAACTAGAAAACTTCTGGGAAGCATACACAACTATGTTCAACGAAGCAGAAGACCAACAGCAAAACATGTTGCTTCGTGCAATGGCTAAGGATCCTTCCGATCTAATGAAGATGAAGCGCGCAATCAAGATGGGCGACAAGGCTCTGACCAATCCAGCACTTCGTCAGGAAATCTTAGCGATGCTTGACAAGATGATGAATCTGACTACAGCTGATCCTTCGCTTCTACAAAGAACCAAGATGGGCTTTCAGAAAGCGAAAATGAAAATGCCAGAAGAAGTTGAGTTGGATGAAGCCAATAAGTCATCTCCAACACATTATCATTCTGCAAATCTTCGTCACAAGCAAAAACAAAAACTTACTTCAGATCACGTAGTAACATCCACTGGTCATGTGGTGCATAAATCAACAGGAAAAGTAGTAGGACATGTAAAAAAGGACTCGGTTGTTCGCAGACGTCATGGTGGTTTGGCTTCTTACGATAAAGATACGCACGGACAAATTCCAGCAACGCATAAACCAGCGACACCTAAACCAGCAGCAACGACTGACAATAAAGACGATGGTCCGTTGGGCAGGACAATTCTCTCATACCCTAAACCTAAAAGAACACTAGGCGAAGCCCTCGTGGCCATCGGTGACAAGCCACGACCTAAACCAGCAGCAACGCACATCGTTGACAAGCCAGGACATCCGCTACATGGTAAACCCGTATCTGTTCTGGGTGGAGCTGGTAGGGTGTATGGCACACGTACTGCTGGAATGGCTGTCCATCACGATGGAAAGAATCACATTGTATCACAACAACATTTGAAACCAATTCCCAAATCAGAAGGCGACTCTAAACCTAAAAGCACACTAGGCGAAGCCATCGGTGCTAAAGACAAGCAAGACGAAGGCGAGTATGGCTACGAGGGTGATATGGCTATGTCGCAACTGCGCACCATCATCCGCAACTGCCAAGAAATGATGAAAGTTCTTGACAAAGAAACTGACATGCCAGAGTGGGTTCAGTCAAAGATTACACTAGCAACTGACTATCTACAGACCGCTAATGACTATCTGATGTCAGAGTTGGAAGAAGCTACTAATCCTGCGCAACAAGCAGCGATCGCTATTGCTATGAAGAAATCTGGCAAGAAACCTAAGAACGAAGAAGTAGAAAAAGCTCCATTCGAGGGCGGTCGTGAAGTCAAGTCTTCAAAGCCAGCTGCTATGCGAGTCAAGAAGATTGCCAAAGGCATGCAAAAATTAAACACACCAAAGGATAAAAAGTAATGGATAAAGATTCTCAAAAACTAATTCGCTGGATTCTAAAGGTCACAGTAGGCACACTCGCTTCTATCTGCGTTGTAGTTGTGCTTGCTCTTCTTGTTGGTATTTTCATGCCAAATGATGTTGTTGACAATCAGCAAATCTTTGCCATTATTGGTCCAGCTTTTAACACCGTAATTGGTGCATTCGTAGGTCTGCTTGGTGGTCTATCGCTGAGCGGTGATGGTAAGCAAAAAGAAGAGCCAGTTGTGGCTGATGAGCCATATCAGGAATAATAAATAATGGGTATCGTAGCCAAGAACATTGTTAAGAAAGAAAAGGTAGAGCAAAAACAGCCTACCGTTATTAACAATTTCGGTGAATGGCAAGCGAATCGCAATAAACAACAGGAAGTAGTTATTGAAAAGCCTGTTGTTGAAGATACGAAAATAGATAATAAGAGACAGCCTTCCTCAAAGTGGCTGAGTATCAAAGAATCTGATTATGTAAGCCACTTAATAAAATAACTTAGGAGAAAGAATATGCTATGGGGAAATACTGATGTTAAATCCGGAACTGGTACTATTGCGATTGCGAACGTTGACGCAAACGCAATCTATGGTACTTTAACTGGAACCTCTACCCTACTTGGAACAGAAGTAAAAGTAGGTAATTACATTATCGCCGACGGAAGAAAATATCTTCTAGTTGCAATCACAAGCAATACTGCTGGTGTTGTAGCTGGCGATCTAACTGGTGTTTTACTAGCAAACGTTGATGCTGGTAACACATTCACAGTTCAAGAAGGACCAGCGTTTATTGGTTCGGAAGATAAAGGCGACCTAGATGAAATTTTTGGTGTCGATACTACCGAAGCAACTGTTTCTGGTAACGCTTCTGTTCAACAATACATCGTTACTTTCAAAGGTTCGGGCTACTTCTCAGCTCCAACTGTAACTGTTGGTGGTAATGCTACCGCAACTGCAACTGCTAACGGCACTGGTTATATCTCGGTTATCGCTGTTAATGCTGCTGGTAATACTTACACCGTTGCTCCAGCTGTAACTGTTGATCCACCAGCCGAGCAAACTTTCAATGCTAACACCGCATTGATCAAAGATAACACTTTCAACGCGCTAACTGGTGTTGCTAATACTACTGAGTTCATCACAACTACTTCCGCTCACGGTCTAGCTAACGGTGACAAGGTTCAGTATCTAGTTGCTGCTGGTAACACTGCTATTACTGGTATCGTCAACGGAACCAGCTACTTTGTAGTAAGCTCGAATACAACTGCTCTACAACTAGCACTAACTTCTGGTGGTGCAAACCTTAACTTGACTGCTGGTGTTTCTGAAACTGGTCACACTCTACGTCGCGTCGGTCAGGGTTATATCACAATCGCTTCCAACAAGTTCCAAGTTGGTGACAAAGTTGTATATGACGTCAAAGCTGGCAACACTGCCATCTCGCCACTTGTTGACGGAACAACCTATCACGTTGCTTCTTCGAACTCGACCACAATCAGCATAGCTGCTACAAACGGTGGTGCTGCTCTTGTTCTAGTTCCTGGTGTTGGCGAAACAGGTCACGGTCTAACTGGTGAAACTGCTACTGCAGCTGCTGTTCTATCCTCTGGTGGTGACAAGAACGTCGCTCACGCTGGTTGGGTGAAGCGCACTGTTGGTACTGGCGGTCGTGCTGGTCGCGTGTTCTACGAAACCCTAGTCGCTGGTGGTACAATCGGTGGTGACCAAGAAGATGCAGTCTTCAAAGATGCCTAATAAGTAGTTCGTCTACTTTATAGGATTATTATGGAATACCACAATTTGAACGCTAAAAACTTCGTGCTCTACGCAGCCAAACATTATGATAATCCTGGCTGCGAGAGCATTGAAGAGTTTCATGATGACTTAAATCGTTTTAAGTACATCAAGCGTTTATTTACGAAGTATCAAGAAACAGGTGAAATCAAAGAGCGATTAGTTCTAAACCACCTAATCGCTCTTTATAATTTGTTCGGCGCAATCCCTACAACCAGAATGCTTTTCTTGAAGCTGGACGGCAATTGGGAATTGCTAAAACCATTTCTGGTCTATCTTGGCTACATGCCAGAAAGGTTATACGAAATTGGGCAACACGCAGTTATAATTGACAGTAACATTTCTCTTGATGATGAGATAGTAAATAGACTAAGGAATATTTAATGGCTGGTGTAATCGACTTATATTTGGCTTATAGATTCTTAAAGAATCTTGTTTTACCATTCGAAAAATGGGAAGCCTATAAAACTGGCGTCATCGATAAAGATGGCGCGATTCTAATTCCAAAGAAAAATAGAACACCAGATCAAAGAGATTCTTTTGGTTATTTTGATTTGATTGGAATGAATCTAAAGAAACTGCTAGGAAAACTTCCTGGCGGTAAATCAGCTATTGCGTCTTATGCTGCAGCATTGCTACTCCTAAGAGAATATAACAAGAAAGAAGTAAAAGAAGATTTTAATGATTATGTTGACATGGATTGGTTAGAAAAAGAATTCAATATTTGTTTAGCAGAAGCTGAAAAAATGTTCAAAGAAGAACAAGTTGAAGAAGAGGGCGAACCAACCAACAACGTATCTGGTGGTGCCATCGCTGGTCTTGGCGTGGGTGCTAAGGGCGAACCACCTGTAAAGCCAAGAAACAAATACAAAGCACAAAATGAAATTGATACAAAAGAGATCGCTCGTCGCGTTCTCGGTATTATTAATGGAGGAAAGCAATAATGGGACCACTAACACCGTACATTATGTACATTAAAATTGGCGCAGCAGTTCTAGTAATCGCGCTTTCATTTGGCGCAGGTTATCGCCTGAAGACTATGCAAGTTGCTGAGAAAGAAAACGAATTGCTCAAAGCTGCCATCGCAGAAAACGAAAGACTGCAAAAAGAATACAATGCGCTGTCTGGTAAAGTTATCGAACTTGCGGGTCAGAACGACACAATTCAAACACGCACTATTGAGCGTGTTACAACAGAAGTAGAGAAGCCAGTCTATAGAGAATGCGTTGTTCCTGCTTCTGGTATCGAAATTCTAAACACTCAGATTGAAGAACTAAACAAATCTATTCGCGGTGAGGTTATAAAATGAAACAACTATTGATTCTCCCAGTATTACTATTGCTTGGTGGCTGTCCTGCTGCGACAAATCCGTTTGTCAAGATGCCAGACTATCCACCAACTGTGCTACAAGAATGCAAAGAATTAGAACAAACAGCAATTGATGCTACCGCTGATGGTGTATCTCTTGAAGTATTCTATAAAGAGAAAATGTCATTAAATAAACAGTACGCTGACTGCGCGAGTATGCACAATGAACTCATTAGATTCATCAAAAAAGAACAAGACAAGAAAAACAAAGATTGATCTCATGGAAATCGAGAGAGTAGCCAAATTGGAAGCGCAAGTTGAGGGAATCAAGGAAGATGTTGCGGCTGTCAAACAGGATATTAGAGATCTACATTCTCGCATCACAACTGGCAACCGTGAGATCATGGAGAAAATCGACGATAAAGTTGATGAACTCGCACAAGCTGACAAAGAACAACATGCTGCTCAAATTGACGCCACACGAAATCTCGCTGGTCGTGTTGAAACACTAGAAAGATGGCGCTGGATGGTAGTTGGTGGCGCTGTGGCACTTGGCTATATTCTGTCAAAACTCCCTCTGGAAGCTGTTTTCGGATAATTTTACTAATAGACCAAAATATAGTATAATATTCTCATTGAGGGATATATTATGCTTTGGATTGATGTAAAATACGCTAACATGATATCGAACCGTCTAGGTCGATACTCGCTAAAAAACAATAAACCATTTCTTGCTAATTTTCGCTGTCACTATTGCGGTGACTCGGCGAAGAACAAGGGCAAGTCACGTGGTTATTTGATTGAGAAAGGTGGCGCAGACTTTCTAATCTACTTCTGTCACAACTGTGGCAAGTCAACTGCGTTCGGTCGTGCTCTCAAAGATATCGACCCGATTCTGTATCAAGAATACACACTAGAGAAACTACGCGAGTCTGGTTCTAATCGTGAAGTGTCAACTACATTCCAACCTGACATCGGCTCGTTTGCCAAGCGCAGGTTCGAAAAGTTTGATGCACTCAAAGCACTAAAGAAAATCAGTCAGCTACCAGTTGACCACCCAGCACGCAAGTATGTTGAGAAGAGAAAGATTCCTTCTAATTTACATTACAAGCTGTACTATGCGACTAAATATATGACGTTCGTTAATTCGATCGTTCCCGACAAGTTCTCAGCGGAAGCTCTCAAGAAAGATGAGCCGAGATTAGTGATTCCATTCATTGACGCTGACGGTCGGGTTTTTGCTTTTCAAGGTCGTAGCTTTGACCCGAACAGCAAACTGCGCTACATCACCATCGTGCTCGACGAGTCAGCTCCAAGAATCTATGGGCTTGATACGATGGACAGATCCAAGGATGTAATCGTTGTAGAAGGTCCGATTGATTCTATGTTCCTTCCAAACGCAATTGCTCTTGCTGGTGGTGACAACGCTGACATTAATCGCGTTGTAAGCAAAGACAAAGCAATATTCGTTTTCGACAACGAGCCAAGAAACCCAGATACAATACGAAGAATAGAGAAAGCAATCGATGCTGGCTATCAGGTATCCTTTTTTCCTGATAATATACAAAGCAAAGACGTCAACGATATGGTGACGAAAGAGAACTTTACTATTGAAGAAATTAGCGGTATAATATACAGGAACGCTGTGAGTAGTTTGGCAGCGAAATTAAAATTAGCGACATGGAGAAAGGTATGAGTCAAATTCTAGTGACAAAGCGCACTGGCGAAAAAGAACCAATGGACTTGGATAAGTTTCATAAGGTTGTTTCGTTCGCGTGCGGCGATTTGTCAGGTGTATCAGCGTCAGAAGTAGAAATCAAATCACACATTCAGTTCTATAATGGTATCACTACCTCTGAGATTCAGGAGTGCATCATCAAGGCTGCGAGCGAGTTGATTAGCGAAGATACTCCCAACTATCAGTTTGTTGCTGGACGTTTGATTAACTATCATCTACGCAAGCAGGTGTTCGGTAAGTTTGAGCCAGACAACCTGTACGACCATTACGAAAAGATTCAAGCACTAGGTTATTATGACGCAGAACTTTCTACTGCTTATACACTAGAGGATTGGGATGCGCTAGACAAGTACATCAAGCACGAGCGCGATTTATCACTCACCTATGCTGCGATGGAGCAGTTCCGTGGTAAGTATCTAGTCAAGAACCGTGTCACAGGTCAAATCTTTGAGACACCGCAGATCGCATACATGCTAATCGCGATGACTCTGTTTCAATCATACCCGAAAGAAACAAGGTTGAAGTTTGTCAGAGATTACTATGACATGATTAGCCAGCACTATGTGTCGCTTCCTACTCCAATCATGGCAGGTGTGCGTACACCGCAACGTCAGTTCTCTAGCTGTGTGCTAATCGAAACTGATGACTCGCTTGATTCTATCAACGCAACCAGTTCTGCTATCGTGAAATACGTCAGTCAGAAAGCTGGCATCGGTGTTGGTCTTGGTTCTATCCGCGCTATCGGTTCACCTATTCGTGGCGGAGATGCCGTACATACTGGCGTTGTTCCTTTCGCACGTCTGTTTCAGTCAGCAGTCAAGTCATGCAGCCAAGGTGGTGTGCGTGGTGGTGCTGCGACCGTGTACTATCCTGTGTGGCACCTAGAAGTCGAAGACCTGCTTGTACTCAAAAACAACAAGGGAACTGAGATGAATCGTCTGCGCCAGATGGACTATGGCGTGCAGTTTAACAAGCTGATGTACGAGCGTCTAGTGACTGGCGGAAACATCACGCTGTTCTCGCCGAAGGATGTTCCTGGATTATACGAAGCCTTTTTCAACGACCAAGACAAGTTCCGTGAGTTGTACGAGAAAGCTGAGCGCACTCGCTCCATCCGTAAGAAATCTATTCCTGCAGTCGAGCTGTTCTCTATGTTTATGCAGGAACGCAAGGACACAGGTCGCATCTATCTAATGAACGTCGACCATGCTAACGACCATGGCTCGTTCCTAGCAGACAAAGCACCTGTGCGTCAATCAAACCTATGCGCTGAGATTACTCTACCGACTAAGCCACTCAACGATATCAACGACCCAAATGGCGAGATCGCGCTATGTACGCTGTCAGCTATCAACTGGGGCTTGATTGACGACCCATCTGACTTTGAGAAACCATGTGAGATGGCAGTTCGTGCGCTTGATGCGTTGCTTGACTACCAGAGTTATCCTGTTCTAGCAGCAGAGATAGCGAACAAGGCTCGCCGACCGCTTGGTATTGGTATCATCAACTTTGCTTACTGGCTTGCTAAGAACGATCTGAAGTATCAGGACATCGATGAAGCTGGTCTGATGAAAATTGATAGCATGGCTGAAGCGTGGTCGTACTATCTAATCAAAGCATCCGTCAAGTTGGCAAAAGAAAAAGGTGCGTGTGAGTGGAGCGACCAGACTAAGTACGGACAAGGTATCCTTCCTATTGATACCTACAAGAAAGATGTTGATGCGCTGATGGGTATGAGCGGAGCAAGCGAACCAACCGCACACTGGACTCAGCTACGCAAAGATCTAAAAGAATATGGTATTCGTAACAGCACACTCATGGCTCTGATGCCAGCTGAAACTTCCGCGCAGATATCCAACAGCACCAACGGCATCGAGCCACCTCGTGCGTTGGTATCTATCAAGCAATCGAAGGATGGTGTGTTGGCTCAGGTTGTTCCTGAGATCCGTCGTCTCAAGAATAAATATGACCTGCTCTGGGATCAGAAGTCACCGCTTGGATATCTAAAGATTATGGCTGTGCTACAGAAGTATGTCGACCAGAGTATCAGCGTCAACACCAGCTATAATCCTAAGTTCTATCCCGAAGAACAAATCCCGATGAGCGAATTGTTACAGCATCTGTTGCTGTGCTACAAGTGGGGCATCAAGACACTTTACTACTTCAACACTGCTGACGGTGCTGGTGAAGTAGACGTAGAGTTGAAACCAGTCGAAGCTGATGAAGCTGATTGTGATAGTTGCAAGATTTAAGGAAAACAAATGAAACTGAGATTCAAAACCTACAACCACGAAAACGTAAAGCCAGACCAAGAGAAGACGATGTTCTTCGATGAGTCAGTTGCTATTGCTCGTTATGACGTACAGAAGTATCCGTTCTTTGAAAAGATGACGGATCGCCACCTCGGCTTCTTCTGGCGTCCTGATGAAATCGACGTCACGCGCGATGCTAAGGACTTCAAGGAACTGACACCGCACGAACAGCACATCTTTACCAGCAACCTGAAACGTCAGATCGTGCTTGACTCCGTGCAAGGTCGCAGTCCAGTCACTGCATTCCTTCCTATTGTTTCGCTTCCTGAAGTTGAGACATGGATTCAGACGTGGGCTTTCTTTGAGACTATTCACTCACGAAGCTACACGCACATCATCCGCAACGTCTATGCTAATCCAAGCGAAGTGTTCGATGGCATCAACTCTATTGCTGAGATCGTCGACTGCGCCAAGGATATCAGTAGATACTACGATGAGTTGGTTCTATGGAACAACCACGGTGAGTACGGAAGCTACAAACACAAGAAAGCACTATGGCTCGCATTGAATGCTGTCAACGTGCTAGAGGGTATTCGCTTCTATGTGTCGTTCGCTTGTTCGTGGGCTTTCGCCGAACAGAAGAAATCTATGGAAGGCAATGCTAAGATTATCAAGCTGATTGCGCGCGACGAGAACCTACACCTCGCTTCTACTCAACACATGCTAAAGACGCTACCAAAGGATGACCCAGACTTTGCTAAGATCGCAATCGAAACCGAGCAAGACTGCATCGCTATCTTTGACTCAGCGGTAGAGCAGGAGAAGTCGTGGGCGAAGTATTTGTTCAAGGATGGCTCTATGGTTGGTCTGAACGAACAGATGCTGTGTGAATACGTTGAGTGGCTGGCTGCGAAGCGCATGCGCTCAATTGGTCTACCGACTAAATATAAGAGCGGTACGAATCCTCTACCATGGACTCAGCGTTGGATTGCTGGTTCTGAGGTTCAGGTTGCACCACAGGAAACAGAGATTAGTTCGTACATTGTCGGTGGTGTCAAGAAAGATGCTACTTCCGAAACATTCCAAGGATTCAGCTTATGAAAACCTACAAACAATTTATGGAACAGTATTCTGGCAGAACAATTGGTTCGAAAACCAATAGCACTGCTGGTGCAGCAATGGCAAAACGCGCATCAAATGCACGTGCCGCAGAAAAAGTAGATAAGAAAAGCGAAAAGATTATTGCTGCTACAAACAGAGAAGCAAAACCAGTCAAGCCACTTGGTGAAGACGACCGCATGCTAGATCCTACTAACGTCGAAGAACCAAAGAAAAAGAAACCTGAGCCACCAGAAACTCAGCTACCATACGGAATGTAAATGAAAACCATCGGTCTCGATTATTCGATGACCAGTCCTTCAATATGTGTTCATTATGGCGAAGAATGGTCTATTCGAAACTGCCAGTTCTATTTTCTCACAGATAGACCTAAACTGGAAGGCAAAACAAATCAATTCAACGGAACGCTACACCCTATTCACTCATGTGAAGAACAGCGATACGACAACATCTCAAACTGGGCGATGAGTATCATACAACCAGTTGATGCGAATAGAATTGTGTTAGAGGGTTATTCGTTCGGTTCTACTGGTCGAGTATTTCATATCGCTGAGAACATTGGATTGTTGAAGCACAAGATGTGGGAAGCAAAGTTCAAGTTTGATGTAATTGCTCCCACTGCTATTAAGAAGTTCGCAACTGGTAAAGGTAATGCGAACAAAGAAAAAATGCAAGAATCATTTATTGCAGAAACCAACATTGATGTTAAGCTGGTATTAAGCCAGTCTGAGAAACAATGGTCGCCGAGCGGTGACATTATAGATTCATACTATATGTGCAAATATGCGCACCACCTAGCAACGACAGGAGAACAACCTGATGATAGATTTACCACCGACAATACCAAGTGACTTCCCACAGAACTCTGTTGTAATTGTGATGGATGCTAGTCAGCACATTAACGAAGATCGTCTGTATATTTACAAAGTCAACGATAAGCAAGAAGCTGTTCTTGTCAAAAGAACTAAGACCGCTCATGGTATTGGCTCAGACCGCAATCGTGATGGCTACATTGATAGATTCAGCAACAAATACAACACCTATGCCAACAGCGAGGGTGTTTATAAAATAGCTGAGAGATATCGTGGCTCTTGGAGTCCAGCCTACAGACTTGATGGACTTGACAAAACTAACAGCAATGCGCGTGGTCGTGCGATTGTGCTACACGAAGCTGACTATGTCACCAAGTATCGCGCAGGATATTCGCAGGGCTGTATCGTTGTCTATCGTGGGTTTGTTAAAGGTACACTCGTTCCGCTTATCTCTACCGCCAGTTCAGCGTGGCTGATAGTTAAGAATGGCACGCTTCCTGTAAAGCATTGATTTCATTAGAGTTATAAGTCATTGATTTGTAAGGGTTTAATTCCTTTACTTTTGGCTCCAACTAGGGTATAATATTCTTATCTGATAGGAGTATATTATGTTGGTCTATTGTAAATCGTCGTTCAAGCCCAAGAAGAAAAAGCGCACACCTGTTGCCAAAGCCAAGAAGTTCGTTCCGTCGTTCAAACCTATGCGCGAGATCGACTTCACTGCTGGTAAATATCGCGCGACCGACACAGCGCACATCCCCTCTAAAATTGAATCGTTCCTCGCCGAGCACGCACCAACGCACGTCATTCCCACTAAATATGATGGTGAGTTGGCTATTCGTGAAGCAGTCGCGCAGGAAGAAATCGCACGCAAAGCTAAGTGTGTCGCTCCTGCTTTCAACAAAGGAAATTACACCTATATCGCTTCCGAAGAACAAGCCAAGTGGGTGGGTAGAAAATAAAGGGGAACTCTAATGGGTTTGGCCAAAGTATTATTTGCGTCAACCTTATTATGTTTGAGTGGATGTGTATTCGATTATGAAGTTCGAAGAGTAGATGTTAGAACCTACGACGAGGTCCGTGAAGTAAATTGTGTCAGATCCGTCGCATGCTATACCTGTGACAATGATAATTGTAGCAAGTTGTTTGACAGCCAATACAAATGTCCTGCCACCAATACCACTACTGTAAAAATTGTAGAATATGTTTCAGTAAGAAAGTCGGGTGCTGAAAGATTAATGAAAGACGAACAATACACTGGTGTTCCTTACGAACAGCTGTGTAGGGATTGGATTCTTCCGACTATCGTTGAACCTATTAAAGTGAGATAAAAATGTTTTGGGATTTTGCAATGATGACTTTTGGCATTGGGGTTGCTATCGTAGTAATCGCGTTTGCTGTTGGACTAGGAATTTGGGGTTATTTTAAGTTGGCATACTTGTTGCATAGAAAGGCGAAGCGAGCCATGCTTCCGCACGACATCTATGTCAACTATGACTACACCCCGAAAAAGAACAGGAAAAAATACCGCAAACCTAACGGAGATTCGAAATGAATGCATTAAAATATATGTGGCACAAGTTTGACACCAACATGACATCTGCTTACTATGCTCTTGGCTTGACTCTGGCTAAAATTCCTGAGTCTATTTTCTTCCTCGCTGTCACTGTGTGGGCTGTCGGAATGGTGGTGTTGGTCTTCATCTAATGGCATTTAAGCGTAAAACAAAACGTGGTAGTGGTGGTAATCGAACCACCACTACAACGCACAACGACGGAACAGGATTTTCTCGTTCCTATTCTTCCAGTTCTACTGGCAAGCAAAAAACTGGATCTGGTGCTCGCTACACCACCACAATACACTCGGATGGGCGAACCACCAAAACCATCACTAGACATGGAGCCAACGGATTCATCAGCAAAAGTTCTAAGACAACTGGTGGATCTAAAAAGCCCAAGAAAATTAAAGCAAAATTATCAACACCCAAGTATAAATCTACAAAAATTCGGAATGTCTTTTCTAGAAGAAGATCTTCTTCTGGTAGGTCAAGAAGTTCCTCTAGCCGAGGAAGATCTGCTTCTCCGCAAGAGGTGATGGCCACGCTATTTCTCATCGGAGGAATCGGTGTCCTCTATCTGATTGTCGCCTACTGGCAATACATTCTGGCTGCGATTGGCGTTGCAATTTTATTTGCAGTAATTTACTTTCTAAACAAGCAGAAATAAAAATTTTTTTCTGGAACCCACTTTATCATGAACCTCGCTCTCATTTTTTTAATTGTCGCTGCTCTCTTCGGCTACACTGCTGAGAAAAATCTCGACGACAACCCTGACCTCGGCATCCCAGCCACAGCAATTTCTATAATCTGCACCGTGGCTGGGCTCATGATCATCTTCTTAGAGAGGTGCAGCTGGTGAAACCAATCCTAGTCCTAGCAAGTTCCCCTAATTCTGGCTTCGCATGGATCGCCAAGCACGGAGATTCCTTTCGCGACAAGCACCATCATAGCTGGCATACCGCATCTAACACAGCTGAGCTGGAGCATGTTCTGACAACAGAGTTCGTCGACAAGCAGATGGATGATATTGACGTCGAGGGATATATTCTCCCTGACTTTCAGAATAATCCCCAGAAAGCACTCATGATAGAGCTGATTATAAACCATAAACGAAGAATCAGCAACGCATCCGCCGAGAAATTTGTAGCAACACTGTTACAGTCATGAAAGTAATCATTCACCACCAAGAAAATATTGGTAACACAGTGCATTTCATTGTTAGCAGTCTCAGCAGCATAAAAGCAATGATAGAAATATTCCCGCACGAAGACATCGAGGGAGAAATCCGTCCATCAGCCAGAAACAACTCAGAACTACAAGATATTCTAAAAGAAATCTATAATCATAAGCTGACACTATGGAACAAAACTGGCGATATCCTAAGAAATCCACTGCCACATGAGAAATTCCTTGAAGTCCTAGAGAAAAATGGACTAGGAATAACACCCAGTGCATAGTGATAGGAATAAAATATCCCTCGTCTTCCTAACACTAAGGATAATGCTATACGTGTATGTGATAGTGTGGATATATTTGAACATTTTTCGCTGAAAATTGATGCTTAAATAAAAGGGATAAAAATGGGGTATGTGTCTCTCGCGACATATATCGTCTGAATCAATAAAAAGGAGATATAAACTATGAAGATATTCTATGTGACATTAGGGATTGCATTACTGATTGCACTCCTAGCACTCATCCCATGGATCGGGTTCTGGGCTATCGGCACGCTGTTTGCATTCCATATTCCCCTGACGTGGAGCACTGGTCTGGCATTCTGGGTGTTGATTGCACTACTAAAGGGTGGCGAAGTCCAACTAAACCGAGGAACACACGTATGATTCGCCTAGTCATAATGATTGCACTGGTGTGGATCGCTTATAAACTAATAAAAGACGCAAGGAGAAAGTAAAATGGGACAATGGTTAATTGATATTGGGGCTGATAAAGCTCTGGGAGTGCTTATTATAGTGTTATCTTTCTATTTTGGGCTCAAGATGTTCTTTATGTCTAGGGGACCAGTAGAGGGTGTCGGTGTTGGGAAGCGTGCACGTGATGAAGATGGTCGGTTTGTCGCTGATGATCCGTCGACTGAAGCCAATGAAGCCTATGTTGGTGGGAAATCGAGGACTAAGTCCTTGAAAACTAAGAAGAAAGTCGACTAAATCCGTTTTTGGGTCGCTGCAAGGGCTTTGCAAAGCCTTCCTGTGAAGCGATTTTGCGAAAAAGTCCGTCCACGGAGGGTACTAGCTCTCTGGGAGCTTAAAATGACAAGTTATTGATTCCAAAGGAGTTGCAAGTGCTTGTTTTTGCTTGTTTTTTCGTGCTTTTTGCAAGTTATTGATTTTACAGGGCGTTTTGGCGAAAATAATGCTTTACATTGCTGGCAAATGGAGTATAATGTCTATTGTAGGGTGAGGGAACGGTCTCTCCCCTGAATTTGAACCTCTACTAAGGATATTATTATGAAAAACACCAAAAACCAAAAGGCTGCGAAAGCCACCCAAGCCAAAGTGCGTGACGTGTCGGTCTCCTTCGACGAATTTATCGCTCTGCGCGGTATCAACTCTGGCTATTACAATGCCACTCCGTCCATGGCTGGTCGCCTGAGTCGCAAGAATCTGGTCGAAGTGACCGAAACCAGCGAAACTGTGCTGGCTCGCGAAACCAAGACCGCCATCTTCTATAAGAAGGTCGTGAAACGCAATGCCTCGCTCACCCCGAGCGGTCTGCGTCTGCTTGAGAAGCTGAACGCTTCCCTGTAATTCGGTCGGTCTGGGTCTAACCCACCCAGACCACTGAGTGAAGCGCGTGTGTGAGCCTGTGATGGACACTCCGCCAGCGTCGCGCGCTTTACTCAGTGGTCTAATAGAATGGAGTAACAAATGCAAAAGATTGACAAAAACAAGTTCCTCGTGATGCGCGCTCTGCTTGAGCATTACAATCCCGAAGATGCTATTGCTTGGTCTGCTACTGCGCGCGAACTTGCGAAGCAGACTGGTCTGAAAGAAAACCAGTGCCTGACCATTGGTCGCCGACTGGCTGATGCTCGCCTTGCGCGCGCGATTCAATCCAGCAAGACCATCAAGTCTGGCTCGAGTGTCAAGAAGAAGCCTATTGTTGGCTTTGCGCTGAACCGCGCTGGTGCTCAAGAGTTCGTTCGAATCGACGAGCAACTGGCTGAGTTGGGCATCAACCTGTAACACAGAAAACCACGTCCATCGGCGGATATCCGATGGGGCTTTGATGGGAGCCAAATCAGAACTGAGTCCATCCCCGAAACCAAGCTGGGTGAAATGCTGGGGCTGTGAGTGAGACCTGACTCACCGTGGAATGATAGTGCGACCACGATACTATGCGTCGCTTCTATACAAACGGGTGGATGACCCATGTTGGGGCACGCTGTGGTGGTGTGTAGCCAACAACCTTTTTGTAAATATCATCATAATACCTCGCCACCCAGAAATGGATGGCTTTTTTATTGGTTTACGAATCGTCCTGGATACGTAAAAAAACTATGTCTTTGGGCGAATTCTTAAACCACCCCTGCAGGCGCGGGTTCTGCAAGTCATTGATATTAAAGGAGTTATAAGTCATTGATTCCATTGGGTTTTCACGGGAATCGCAAGTCATTGATTTTATTGGTTGACATTCCCAGCAGTTCAGGTATAATAGCTGTATGAATAGGGAGAAATCTATGAAAGTGTACGTGAATGACGTAGTGACCGTCGTCTGGTCTAATGGTGCGGGTGAAAGTGACTACCGCGTGGTTGAAAATGAAATCGGTCCTAGTACCTTTGAGCTGGTCGCTGAACGTGAGTTCGGTGAGGGTGTTGATGACGGTGACTTTGACGCTGATGACTGGGCTGCTGTCGTCGCTGATGCTAAGTCTCGTCGGGCTTGGCCATATGGTGGGGTGGTTGAATGAACCCTCTCTGGCTCGGTTGCCCTCTCTGGCTAGTCTATACTGATGAAGCTGGCGTGCTTGAAACTGCTGGCGTCTACTCTACCGCTGAGAAGGCTAGTGTCGTCGCGCGTGAAGCCACCGAAGCCACTGGTCTGAAGTGGGGTGTGCGTATGCTTCCGTCTATTGACTCTAACTGGGAAATCTAATCTATGAATATCAATGACGTCCTGACCTTTATCTCCACGCAAGCCAGTCAACAAGACATGGCCAAGATCGTGGATGCGTATCGCTTCCGCCAAGACTCTCTCCGTCGCTCTGCCAAGGCACAGTTCTCCAAGGGTGACACCGTGACGTGGCACAACAGCCGAACTGGCACTCAGATGTCTGGCTCTATCGCCAAGATCAATCAGAAGTCCATTGACGTGCGAACCGCTCAGGGCATCTGGCGCGTGGGTGCCAACCTGCTGAAGCGAGCGTGAGAGCCGCCGATCTGCAAGTGATTGATTTCCCTAGAGTTACAAGTCCTTGAAAACACAGGACTTTCTGGTAAACATGCAAGTCATTGATTTTATTGGTTGACAAATCGCGCGGTCTACGGTACAATAGTCTTCTAACTAGGAGAGAGTGTATGAAAGGCGAATATTTTATTTGGGAGAAATCCCCCGAAGTAGACGGTAAAGTCGTCACCGTTTTAACCAGCGAGAAAAAGGTAAAGGAATACATTAAATCGCGCGCAGTACAGGTAGACGAGGGCGGTTTCAGCGGTACACTAGAAAATGGCGGTTTCATCGGCGCAATCATTTAACAAATAAGGGGATCTGAAAAGGTCCCTTTTTCCTTACACATCAGTAACTTGTAACTCCTTCAAAATCAATGAGTTGCTAAGTCATTGATTTTATTAGTTGACAAATGAGTCTGGCTAGGGTATAATGACTGTAATGAATAAGGAATCTACCATGACTGAAGCTGACCGTAAAGACGAACTGGGTGCTGTTTATTATGACTTCTATAAGGAAGTCCATGGCATCCGTCCTCGCTGGGTGAACCACGAGGAAGCCACCATTGAGTGGTACGAAGCCGAGCTGGAACAGCTTCAGCTTCAGGCTGACATTCAGTGGCAGGAGCAGCAGGTGCGCGATGCCGAGACCATCGGTGTGGTGGAAGCCAACATCGCCGAGCTGATTGCTTCGGGTGCTGGTGACCGCGCGACTGCTCTGCGTTGGTTGCATGACGCCAATGACACCAACGGCGACTGGGAGTTCCTGTGCTACCACTTGGATCTTCCGTACGGATACTTCCGTGCTGACGCTGGGAGCTGGGTGGAGCCGTAATCTGGCAAGTCCTTGATTTCCCTAGAGTTATAAGTCATTGATTCCAGTCGGTTTTACAGAGAAACGCAAGTCATTGATTTTATTACTTGACATTTGGGACGATCTAGGGTAGAATACTTGTAATGAATAAGGAAACCTATATGACAAAGTTTGACAAATCGAAATTCACCTATTACTCGGGCTATCTGATGTACGACGGTCAATTCGTCGCGCGGTTCAAGTACAGTGGTCCGTTCACCAAGGCTGTCTTTCTGAAGCAACTGCTGAAGAACCATACGGTCGAGGAATACTTTCACAAGCATCAGGTGCAAAACATCGCTCCGCTGACGATTCTGGAACAAGCCGATCCGAAATGGTCTGAGACCACCATGGCTAAGTGGAAAGCCAAGATCGAAGAACGCTATGGTGTTCGCCCGATCCGCACGATGATTACTCTCTAATACAAGGAACACGTATGAGCACTTTCTCAAACATTCTGATTGACATCGAAGAACTTTGGGCTGAAGGCAAGTTCTCCGATGAGATTGCCGAGATCATCAACAAGCAGTATGGCACGGTCTATACTGACGTCGAGATCGACAATGCCATCACCGAGTTCCTCGATGCGCGCGACCAAGCCTACAACGACGACATGGACGGCGACCACGCTTCCGCTCTCGCTTCGGCTGGCTTCGGCACCGACGAGGACTATGGCTACTATGGTGAATGATATCAGCCACGAGGAAGAAGAACGCGTCTGTCGCCTGATTAAACAACATGGCGGTGAGATCGTGCTGAATCCCACAGGCGATGGCGAACAGGTCATCATCGACTTCGACGACATCGTGGAACTCATCCGTGCTGCGAAACGCCAAGAGCGCGCAGACATCATCCTAGACAAGGAACAACAATGAACCGAGTCTACCGCGATCTACTGAGTGGAGCATTCTGGGCTGTGGTTTTCACTGGGGCGATGTTTAGTTTCCTATACTGGTTCTATCGCTGACAGAGCCGCAGTCTGGCAAGTCATTGATTTTGAAGGATTTATAAGTCATTGATTTGCAAGGGGTTTTAAGACTAGTCGTTTTTAATGCTTGACTTCCTCCTGACATAGGAGTATAATGACTGTAATGAATAAGGAAATGCAAATGAAAGCAATCTATAACAACTTCGCGCTGGGTCTGATGACCGTGGCTCTGTTCTGTGTCGTGTTCGCCCTGACGCTGGCTAACCCTGATGAAATTCGTACGCTGGCTATCGTGACTGGTGTGTCGGTTGGCTTGAGCCTGTGGTTCCTTAAAGCAGGTGAAAAGAAATGAGAATTCTTCGCCTAGAGGTCTTCGAAAAGAACGAACTCGTATACATCCGCGAGAAGCCTGTGTTCGCAAAGACGCAAAAAGGCATCAAAGCCACAAACACTCGCCTAGTCAACTGGGCTCAGAAGAACTTCCCTGAGTGGACCGAGGTCACAGTCCAGCCGATCGAGCGTCCAAGAGCCGTGGTCTCGCAAGTCATTGATTCCAATAGGGTTACAAGTCCTTGATTTTACTCGGTTTTCCAGGGATTCTGCAAGTCATTGATTTTCAAGGAGTTTCGATGCTTGACTTTCCAGCCCAACGGGAGTACAATAGCTGTAATGAATAAGGAAACGCAAACTATGAACCTGAGTAAATTTGAGCGCGAACGCGCATGTTTTGGCTGTACCGAACACGATATGAAGGAATCTATTGACTCCGCTATCCCCTATACTGACTACCACATGATCGCTATGTCTATGATGTCTGACGCGCAAATGGCTATCGAACGTAAAGACTATGAGTGGTCGCGCCAGCTGATTAATCGCGCCAAATGGGTGCTGTCTACCTACCAAGTGAGAAACTAATATGAATGACTTTACTGTGGCGCACGACCATCTCGTGTATGTTCTCTTCCGTGACCGCTATGGTTTTGCACCTGACTATTGCGGTGTCTTCTCCTCGCCCGAGCAAGCCACTGCGCGCATGGATGTACTGATGCAGGAAGAAATCGATGGCTTCGGCTATTCGTATGACTACATCGTCCGCCCTGTCCGTCTTGACTCAGGAGAATAATATGCTGAATTACCGCGATATCGAAAGTTACAAACTGTCAATGATACGCACTCTCAACGAGCGTGGATATCTTGCCACTCGGGTGACGCTGGCTGGCAACAGCTGGATTGCTCTGGTTCGTGGCGAGGGCTGGCGTCCTGTCAATGACCTGCTGACTGGGAAGCCTACTCGTGTTCCCGTTGACAATGACTTCATCACTTCTGTTATCTAATAAGGAAATATCACATGGCACGTAAAGCATCCACCTACATCGGCGACGATTCCCAAGTTGAATGGGGTCGCGTCTACACTCACGAAGAGATCGCAGAGCACATGGGCTTGACCAAAATGCGCGTCTGTCAGATCGAGAAAGAAGCACTTGCGAAACTGCGAGCGATTCCTGGAGCCGAGGAACTTCTTCGCGACTTCATGTATAACGATAAAGGTATTCGCTAATGAAACGATTCCACTTTCAAGTAAACACGACTGTCAACTACGACGTCGCCGAGATCGAAGCCAACTCCCTAGAGGAAGCCTACGAGAAGATGCGCTGGTACTACGCACAGCACAAAGGGTATGAGAGAATCGTCCATACTGTAAAGGAAGAACCTAATGACGATTTCAACGCATTCATGGGAATTAACGCACTATGAGCAAACGACAAATCACAATCACAATCACAGTCGATGACCTGCAACAATACTTCGAATGCTCGGAACAGGAAGCAAATCGCATCTGGGACGCAATCGACGAAGAAACTGACATCGAAGAAACACTCAACGAAGCTGCCATGGGCGACTTCAATATACTAATGTTTGACTATCAACGGAGAAACAACAATGCCTAATTGGTGCGACAATACACTTACACTGACTCACGAAGATCCGACTCAGATCGATCGAGCCATCACTGCTTTTAGAGAAGGAAAGCTGTGTCAGGAATTCCATCCGATGCAACCGCAACTCCTAGAGGACGAAAGCTGGTACAGCTGGCGCGTCGATAACTGGGGAACCAAATGGGACATCGGTGGTGAAACCGCAGGTCACGTTGACCGTCTCAGTGAAAACAGTGTCTATTTTGCTTTCGAATCAGCTTGGTCTCCGCCAGTGGAATTCTATTCTTTCCTAGTGGAAGAACTTGGCTTCACGGTTGATGCCATGTACTATGAGCCAGGAATGAACTTTGCTGGTCGATTCTATGACGGCGAGGATCAATTCGTCCAATGGTCTTCGCTCGAGGAAGCACGCGAAATCCTAGACGATGACCTAGACCAGCAGTTTGGCATCATCGAAGGCATGGAAGCATGGGAAGAAGAAAATGAATGACATCGAACTGGCACAAACTTTACGAACCGCAAGCGAAACTTACAAGCAGGAGAACATCGCTTTGTCTATGATTTTACTTATGGCTGCTGAACGAATCGAGAGGTTGACACATGAACGTGATATCAAGTTCACTAATGCTGGTGACTATATGAACCAATACAAGAAACCACCTGCACCGATGTGGGTCAATGCGTTTATCATTGGGCTATGCATTCTCACAGGTTTATTCATTATCTGGTGGAATCTCTGAATTATTTTACTAATTCACACTTTTACAGTATAATCATTGGTGTAGCCTAACACTATAATATGGAGTAAACATGCAAGTTACAATTAACGAAATTATTGATGCGTTGCGAAATTCAGTAACAGGTAATGACCTTGCCGATCGCGTCGAGAAGTATGGCATTGCAACAAAATGCCCAGAACCGCTGATTCGCACCCCACAGATGAATGACGAAGTGTATCGATAATGCCATTTCTCAATCATAACATTCCAACGATTACTTGTCTCATGCGAAACGAGTATCTGTTTAATCATAAGAAAGGTCATGGTGAGTTTACTCCCTGTGACGTTCATACTGTGGCTTCTATGGAGCGACGAGTTCCATTGTTCGAAGCATTCCTAGAGAATGGCGTCAACTGGACTCGCCGACCAATCACCGCATTTTGCTGGAAGCCTGATGCACCTATTCGACAGCTCAACGAGCATGTCTACTGGGATTGCTTTAGTTCCTACGTGGACGTTCAGGTTCGGTCGCGACTCAATCGCCTACGTGCCAAACTTATTACTCCCTCGGGCGAACAGCGCAGTGGGATTTATTTGTTTACACTTGACTGGTCTTTTGAGAACCGAGCGATGCTTGACACGAACTTCTCTGAAACGCCAGAGCACAAATGCGGTCACGTGTTTCAGATGGACGAGGGCAACTACTACGTCTATCCTAACAATCGTATCATCTGGCATGATAATGCTTGGGTGTATAATCCTATCACCAAAAATCCTGGCTATGAGATTGATATGAATATCTACTCAGTCGAGAATCGCAGTGAGATGATTACTGACAACAGCTACATTACAGAATTCAAGAAAGCAGAATAATGACTAACATAATCCTAGCTATCTTTATTATCACTGCATTCGTGTCGCTGGTCTGGGTGATAGCAACAGACAAGACCACACGCGAAGAGCAGAAAGAAATGCTTGACTCCGACGAGATGTTCCCATGAACGCAAAGGGATTAAAAGGATTTCTGATCCGAACACTCGACAACGGGATTGTATTCCGTGTCTATCACGAAGAGCATAGCTTCACTGACTATGACATTCACCACTATGACCTAGAGGTAGAAATCATAGGGGATGATTCTGCGGTGTTTAGCGACGGCGAAAGAAATTGGATTGATTACGATGAATAACAAATGGGACATGCGTTTCGGTCACCTCGCTTCAGTCGTGGCTGGTTGGAGTAAAGATCCTTCCACTCAGGTTGGTGCAGTCATCGCACGTCCAAACAAAACGATCGCATCGGTGGGTTATAATGGATTCCCTGCAAGCATGGAAGACAAACCCGAGTGGTACGCTGACCGCGACGAGAAGCTCAAGCGCATTATACATGCCGAACACAACGCACTGAATCATTGCGAGCATGACAACATTACTGGGTCGACCATCTACGTCTATCCGCTTCATCCCTGTCAGAAATGCGCATTCAAGATTTACCAGCGCGGAATCACTAGGGTTGTCACAGTCACCACGCGCGAGAAAAACGACTACATGTCACAGCCTGAAGTTTGGCAACGCTATGGATTTGACAACACGCTCAGGTTGTTTCGTGAGTGGGGTCTGAAGCATGAGACGATTGTCATCCTCGACTAAATAATAGTTCACTAGGAGTCATTAATGAACAGATATAGAACAAGACAAGTCACGACTGGTCGATACGTCAAACAACAAGCACGATTCTATCCGCAATACCAGCCAGAGGGCGACAGCGTCAACTGGTTCAATTTTCAGCGCGATGGTCTAGACGTTTACTTTACTTCCCTTGCCGAAGCGGAAGCATATCTTGACAATGCGGTAGAAGAAGAAACGATTCACGAATATCTGCCAAGCCAAGTTTATATCGAAACAAGATTCACTACTTCTATTGCGCGCGAAGACGACTTCTAAAAGCTGTCCGAGCCGCGATCTTGCAACCCATTGATTTCGATAGGTTTTTAAGTCATTGATTTTATTGGGTTTTTGGGTCGGCTGCAAGTTATTGATTTTTAAGAAGTTTATTCTTTTACCTGGACTCGGTTTCAGGTTATACTATTGATGTGGTAAATACTTAATTATGGAGAAATACTATGAATGATTTGAAATGGGTCAAAGTGAAGTCCAGCAATCTCGCCAAAGTTGCGTACGATAAAGCTGACAAAGAACTGTATGTTGAATTCAAGTCGGGTAGCAAATACAGCTACATCGATGTTTCTAACAAGAAGTTCGAATCTCTGCTGAATGCCGAATCGAAAGGCACTTACTTCAGCACCAAAATCAAACCGAAACACGATTACCGCGACTGGAACTAATACCATGTCTAAAGGTTTCAAGCCTTTGCTCGCTGCGACTCTAACTCAAGACGAGATAGAGAAGCTTCCGTATCCGATGTATCTATCTGCGAAACTTGACGGCATTCGTGCCGTCATTCGCGATGGCGTCGTCTACTCTCGCAATCTGAAACGTATTCCTAATGAGTACGTTCAGCTTCTGTTCGGTCAAGACAAGTACAATGGTTTTGACGGCGAGCTGATTGTCGGTAAGAGTAATGCTGAGAATGTGTATAATGTCACTGTCTCTGGTGTAATGAGCGAGGACGGTGAACCTGATGTGCGGTTCTGCGTGTTCGATGATGCGACCGAAGCGCATGCTGACGAAGAATACAAAACCCGATACGAGCGCATTCAGAAGCGACTAGCGAAAGCAGTTCCGTCTGACCGCATTCATATCATGCCGCAGAACCTCGTTATGAACGAGGATACGTTGCTTGGCTTTGAGAAAGCATTGGTCGGTGATGGCTACGAAGGTGTTATGGTGCGAAGCCTGACTGGTAAATACAAGCATGGTCGTTCTACGAATCGCGAAGCCAACATCTTTAAGCTGAAGCGATTCAGCGACAGCGAAGCTGAGATCCTTGGCTTTGAAGAACTTTACAAGAACATGAATGACAAGCAAGTGAACGAACTGGGTAACAGCTTCCGTTCTAGCCACAAGGATAACCTAATGGCTATGGATACACTTGGTGCGCTGATTGTTCGTGACATCAAAACTGGTATCGAGTTTAACATCGGTTCTGGTTACACGCAGGAAGTCCGTGATGAAATCTGGGCTAACCGCGACAAGTATCTTGGCAAACTTGCCAAATATAAACACTTCGAAGTCGGTGTTAAAGACAAACCGCGCTTCCCTGTCTTTATTGGTATGCGAAGTGAGATCGATCTATGAGTAAGAAGATGAGTGCTGCTGAAAAGAAGTTGAAGGAAGAGAACTATTCAAAGTGGTATTATCACTATGTTATAAAGAAAGATCCAGCGAAAGCTGCTTCTCGAGCTGTAGCGAGTCGCCGATATTATGAGAAGGTAAAGGATACTCCAGAACATAAACACAAATCCAAGCAATATTATGACAAACGACAACGAGATCCTAAGAAACGAGTGTTGTTTCTTCGTTCTTGTAGACAGAACCTGAGCGATAAGATGCTCTTTCTCAAGACGTACAAAGAAAGCGTTGGTTGTGAAGACTGCAAAGGTAAGTTTCCTTTCTATGCGCTTCAGTTTGATCATGTTGATTCAAAGAGCAAAATCAAACGCGCCACTGGTAGGAACAAAGGTGCAGCGATCCCTTTGAGCTGGGGAATCAATCGCATGGCAGAAGAAATAAAGAAATGTCGCGTGGTTTGTGCAACCTGTCATGCTATCAAAACATATCAATCGAAAGATTACTTGAGCAAAAGAACTTCGATGCTGGCCAAACATAATAAAGGTATTGTCGGCAAGATTGATCGAAATATGGATTTGTTGAAATCGCTTTTGCTTGAAAAGAACTTGACAACAACTCCCCAATAGTGTGACAATGGTGTCACCAGAGTGGGACAAATGGAGAAATAAACATGCAAAACACATTCCTTTTCGAGAAAGTCCGAGAAGTCTACAACCTTACTGATGGCGGATTGCTAAATGCCGATCCCATCGGTCAGCGTCCACCTGTAACACAATCTCATGAAAAATCTATCGATATTATTCAATCTTTGATTGACGGATATGGTATCGGTATGATTACACTGCGCGATATCAGCAACGACGAAGAGATGCAAAAAATCTATCCTGGTGTTAAATACTTGGTTATCGATGGCGGACATCGTATTCGTGCTATCGGCGGATACATGCGTAACAAATTCCGCGTCAACAAGAAGTTCTATCGCGAACTGACTCCCGAGCAAAAGAATATGTTCGAGCAAATACAAATTGTTCTCGACTCTAAGATCTGTTCTTCTAAACAAGCAATCGAAGTATTCCGCAATCTAAACAAAACAACCGACGTCAACTTTATGGAGATGTTGATGTGTGATGACGAGTCTGTAAATTGCCGCACCGTGCGCAGTATGACTCGTCCTTACAAAGAATACAACAATATCCCGTTGGGTTTGTTCGACACAATCTTCTCGAAAGATGGTGAAGAAAAATCAAAGTATTTTGATATGGCTCCGAATCATCGCCGTAAGTGGGATGAGTATGCGTTCATCGCGTTGATTAAAGCAGATGGTGGTGGAAATGTGTCGGCTGGCCAGCCAGCAATTACCGAGATGGCTGAAAGCGCATTGCCTTTAAGCAAAACAACTATTAAGACGGCTGAGCGATTCTTCGAAGATGTCGAGCGTGTGTGCTCATGGCGCGGAAGTCGCAAAATTAACAACGATATCTTTGCTGCTTTGCAACTGGTATGGTTTGCTTTCTATGAAAAGAACAAGAACTTCAAAGTCGTAGATGTGGAATTATTCCATGACTCTTTCTTTGGTGCTTACACTGCGCTTACTGGTTCGAGTCCTAGTCACTATGACAACGAAACGATTGGCTCTGGTCAAGATAAGATGTTTGTAAAAGAATTCGTTCGCAAGAATGGCAAAAACTTTGCTAACAGCGTTGTTCAGAAGCAATGCGCCGAACTCTTCCTCGATGAAATGGGCGAAGAATGTGGTGTTGTTTTCCGCGACGAGAAGCGAAGCCTATCTACTAAAGAGCGCGAGGAATATCTTGCGAAGCAGGGATTCAAATGTGCCATTGACGGTCTAGCTCTGAAGCTCGAGGATTCTGTTTGGGGTCACGATACTGCTTGGGCAAAGGGTGGAAATCTAATGGATGGTGCTGTTATTCGCCGAACCCATAACACCGACATGGGTAGCTGTACTCTTGACGAATATCGACTGATTCTTAAACTACGCACACAGAAGTAAGGATATGGCGATGATGTATCAGAGTAATAATTCTATGACTCCGAAGATTATGCATTATGAGTGCACGCACGAATACGCAAATGGCAGTGTAACGCATAGTTATGGTGCTGTTCCTGTGTTTAACGAGCGTCACGGAAACGAGATGCTACACAAGTGGAATCTCAATCCCACCAAATCTGGTATAGAACCAGGAACTCGCTACATCTACAAATTAGCGTTCTTCGCCGATAACTAATTATTTTACTTTTCGCGCTAAATATAGTATAATAGATTTATTATGGTTGTATGAAGGAACGAGAAGGTTTCTTGGACGGCGGTTCAACTCCGCCCATCTCCACCAAAAATGTTTTCGAGTAGAATGTTTTTGATGGGGATGTCCTGGCTTCGACAGGGAAAGATATCCGACCAGACAACTCGATAGGCGACTGACGTAATCAGCGCAAACAAAAGTAAAAGCAAATGACTCTTACTACAATCAAGCACTAGCTGCCTGATCCAACTGTTCTTCCGAGTGGGTTTCTCAACGGAAGTGGTCGCACTCTCTAGTAGAGTGCTATCAAAAGCATATTGACTTAGTGTGCTTCTGATAACATTATTCTAATGTGAGAACTGAAACCAGTTCTCTTATGATGGTTGTCGAATCAGCCATCCGCTATCCGCAAAGGTAGCATTCTTGTCGTGATGACAATCTGATAGTATAGGTTCGCCGAGGATTCCCTACAAAACTCGGCACAGTTTTTTGGACTTGTAGTTCAGTGGTAGAACAGGTGACTGTTAATCACCATGTCGGAGGTTCAATCCCTCCCAAGTCCGCCAAATAAAATTGCGGGATTCGTTTAATGGTAGGACTTCAGTTTTCCAAACTGATAGCAACAGTTCGATTCTGTTATCCCGCTCCAGTTTTTGCTGTCTTAGCTCAGTCGGTAGAGCACCTGCCTTGTAAGCAGGATGTCGTGAGTTCGATTCCCACAGACAGCACCAAACATGGGTCCATAGCTCATCTGGGAGAGCGCCAGCTTTGCAAGCTGGATGTGGTCGGTTCGAGTCCGACTGGATCCACCAAAAATGCGGTCGTGGTGGAATGGTAGACGCGCTGGTCTTAGAAGCCAGTCTTAATTGGTGAGAGTTCGAGTCTCTCCGACCGCACCATATTCGGAGTGTAGCACAGCTTGGTAGTGCGCTTGCTTTGGGAGCAAGAGGTCCAAGGTTCGAATCCTTGTACTCCGACCAATTTAACAAAGGAGAAGTTTATGTACAGTGGTCCAGTTAATGTAGACGTGTATGAAACAAATTCAGTAGAATCAATTATTGCTACTGGCGAAAAGATTTCTTCTCATTATGATAACAACGAAGTTCTAATCTGCGAAGTGTTTCATTTTGATCACACACTAGATGGTTGGAAGTATGCAGTAATTTTCTTTGACGGAAGTTATCCTGTTGACTTCTCAGATATTGAATCTGCTGAAAACTACGCTGAGGATGCAGCTTTGTCAGGTTACAGAATGTAATGCGAGCGTGGTGGAATGGTATACACGACAGACTTAAAATCTGTTGCCGAATGGCTTGAGAGTTCGAGTCTCTCCGCTCGTACCAATTTGGACAGGTGGGCGAGTGGTTTATGCCA